TGGAAATGTCTTTTAGTAACATCGTTGCCACACAATGCTAGTTCAACTTTATAAGCCGCTTCTTGCATATTGCGGTTAAAGTGTTGATCAAAGGCAGTAAAGTCAGTGCAAATGACCGGATCATTTTCACCTTTACTATCAAATAATTCAGTGACCTCTTTGTCAACAGCATCCATCGATATATAGGCTGGGATTAAGCCTTTAGCCTGCACAGCTTCGACTGCAGGTTGATAAAATTGTAATTCGGCGATATTTAGGAGAAAAGGCATCATCCAAATTACTCTCTGTTTTACATCATCGTCGGATATACCACCTTCTTGCCCACGCCATCCTAGCGTAGCTGCCATAAGGTAGGATTCGTCATGATACCTTTTACGCATCAAGATTTTGCCTCCGCGACTTCTCATTGTCCCATACGTCTTCCGATATTCGCCCGCTTCAGTCGGATCCCATATAGGATAGAGTTTGTAATCAAGAGTTTCCTTCACAACAGATCTACGCTTAGTGAAGAATGGTGTTCCACTATTCGTGGATAAGCGCATCTTTTCAATTGTACGTTCTTCTGTGCGCAAACGTAGTCCACCCGCCGGGCTGAAGAATTTAATTGTGGCATTAATGGCCTCTTCAGAAATCGGCTTCCCTGGTTTCTCAACGAGGGTAAAGTATTGTTCGATAGATTCGATTCTCTCAGATAAGGGGAGTTGAATGGACATAGGACCCACCTTAGCTCTCATTTCCTTCTCATACTGATAGAGATCGGGAAATCTCTCTGACACGTGCAGAGAATCAAGCACTTTGTCCCACTTTTCGAGAACTGCTTCTCTTGGTTGTTTGTCGAACAATGGAGGACGATAGTCCTCGGTATTGCCTGCTTCTGTACGATTAAAGTACGCCCGCAAGCCTGGATTTGGCAACTTGTAAAAGTCGCTCAAACTTGGTTTCGTCTTTTTCATAAAGACTCCTTTCCTGTCGTTAGACATAGAAAGGGAATACTCATAAGAGTATTCCCAAACAAAGGAAAACAATCATGATAATCAACGTAAGGACACAAGCTAACACACTATTGTTAGACTTACTGCGTTCAACAAACGTCTCTTTTCTGATTGTTGTTTTGCTTCCTTTCTTTTCAGTAGTGGAAACTTCTACTTTGTCTAATTCCATAGTTAAAA